TCAAGACAAAGGAGATATATTGTAACTCCAAAGGCAGTTGAAGATTATAATGAAGATAAAACTACAGCAATATCTCAAGATATTAATACTAAAATAACTGAATTCACAGTATTAAATTCATCTCAATTGGAAGAAGATTCATACATTCAAATTAATGAAGAAGTTATGTATATTAAATCTATTGATGGAAATAAAATCATTGTTAATAGGGGAAAGAATTCAACAGAAATTCAAAATCATAAAACAGGAGATTTTATAAATTTAATTAATTTAGTTGATGATGAAATGATTTCTCCCGGTGATGATTTTGATTTTAATGAAGAAACTTTTGATTTTGGTGATGGACTAATCTATAGTTCTAAAAAAAGAGTAGATTTATGAAAAAGAATTTCGATTCAATTGACGAGGCACTTGAAATTGAAACAGATGTGAAAACTGTTTCAAAAGAAATTGTAAAAAAAGCAAAAAGAGAAATTAAAAAGCCAACGACTACAAATATCCTAGATAGTGATAAAGTACACACAAGAAATACTGTATATGAATTGATACAGCTAGGAAGTGATGCTGCTTATGAAATGTTAGATATTGCAAGAGAAACCCAAAAAGCTAGAGATTTTGAAGTTGTTGGACAATTATTAAAAGCTGTTGGAGATTTGTCAGATAAATTATTAGATAATCAGAAAAAAATAAAAGAAATAGAACTAGATTTTGAAGGAAGTCCCACTTCAAAAGTTACAAATAATACAACTAATGCATTATTTGTAGGTTCTACTGCAGAACTTCAAAAATTTCTAAAAGAAAGTTTAAAGGAGAATAAAAAATGAAAACTTTCAGAGAATTTTTATTTTTAACAGAACAATTCAAATCTCATAAATCTACTGAAGAATTAGCAAAGAAGCACAATGTTTCTTTAAAATATATTCAGTCTCAACTAAAGGATGGAATAAAAGTAGAATTAGAACACACAAAAGATAACAAAGTAGCAGAAATAATTGCACTTCAGCATCTTGATGAAATGCCAGATTATTATGAATTACTGAAAAAAGTAGAAACAAAAACAAAACTTAAAGAAGGAACTCTTTATCATTGGTTACACGGTTCAAAATCAAAAGAAGGTAAACCAGGATGGGTTCAAGCTGATGGAAGTCCTTGTGCGAATGAACCTGGAGAAACCAAAACTCCAAAATGTTTTAGTAGTGCAAGATTAGCTGCATTAAAGAAAAAAGGTAAAGTTGGAGAAAACATTATCAAATCTGCAATTAGAAGAAAAAGAGAGCAGGACCCAAATCAACAAAAAAAATCTGGTGCATCTAAGCCAACAATGGTTAAAACATTTGCTAAAGGAACAAGTCATAAACATTATGTAAAAGCTGAACCAACTCTTAAAGAAGCTACAAAAGATATTCCTGGAAAAGGTAGTGGAACTAAAGATGCTTGTTATTATAAAGTGAAGTCTAGGTTTAAAGTCTGGCCAAGTGCCTACGGTTCAGCTTCTCTAGTTCGATGTAGAAAAGTTGGAGCAGAGAATTGGGGTAATAAATCCAAGAAGGTTAGTGAAGAGTATACTAGAATACAAGAAACTGGAAATACATATTCTATACTTATTTCTTGGAGAGGAATACATAAAATTATACAATTTTTTGTTCCTGGATTTATAAAACCATCTAAAGATGATATTACTATGCAAGTAAATAAAATATATCCAGATGCAAAAGTATTAAATTACAAGCCTTCATATAAAGACCCAACAAAACCTTATTTTTTATTTGGAAAATAAAATGAGAAATCCTGATGAAATTATACTTAATGATTTAACTAAACAATTTGAATATGCAAGAATGTGTTCAGAAATTGATAATTCAAATAATATACAAGAACTAAAATTGGCAGTTAAGTGTTATGTAAAACTTTATCTTGCAACATTAGAAACTATTAGTAGTATTCAAAATATTTAAACCATGCCTTCTGTTGAATTCTATTCTGGGAACCCTCTTTTAAAAAGAGCCAACGTTAATATTGAATTTACTGCAGAGCAAATTCAAGAATATATTAAATGCTCTAAAAATCCAGTATATTTTGCAAAAAAATATTTAAAGATAGTAAGTCTAGACGAAGGTTTAGTACCATTTAAATTATATAAGTTTCAAGAAGACCTCATTAAAAAATTTCATAATCACAGATTTAATATATGTAAACTTCCAAGACAATGTGGAAAAACTAGTACAGTAATTGCATATTTAATTCATTACATTATTTTTAACGACAATGCAAATGTAGCTTTACTTGCAAACAAAGCTCAAACAGCAAAGGAGCACTTAGGAAGGCTTCAGCTTGCATATGAAAATTTACCAAAATGGCTACAACATGGAGTTAAAATATGGAATAAAGCTTCACTAGAGTTAGACAATGGGTCAAAAATTGTAGCATCTTCAACATCTGGCTCTGCTATTCGTGGTGGTTCATATAATATCATATTTTTAGACGAATTCGCATTTATTCCAAATCAAATTGCCGATGAATTTTTTAGTTCAGTATATCCAACAATTACTTCAGGAAAAAATACTAAAGTAATTATGGTTAGTACCCCAAAGGGGATGAATTCTTTTTATAAATTTTGGACAGATTCAATTAGAGGTAAAAATGAATATGTTCCAACAGAAGTTCATTGGAGTGAGGTTCCAGGTCGAGATGATAAGTGGAAAGCTCAAACTATTGCTAATACTTCACAAGAACAGTGGGAACAAGAATTTGAATGTAGTTTCTTAGGGTCTGTAGATACATTAATAACTTCATCTAAATTACAATGTTTAGTATATAATGATCCAATAATTAAATCTGAAGGATTAGATATATATGAAAACCCAAAGCAAGACCACAATTATATGATTACAGTAGATGTATCTGAAGGGACTGGAAAAGATTATCATGCATTTATTGTAGTTGATATAACACAAATACCATATAAAATTGTAGCAAAATATAAAAACAATGAGCTAAAGCCAATGCTACTTCCAGATATAATCTATAAAGTAGCAAAATCATATAATAAAGCGTATGTTTTAATTGAAATTGCTAGTGTGGGTGACCAAGTAGCAAAAGATCTAATGTTTGATTTAGAATATGATAACATGTTAATGTGTTCGATGCGAGGTAGAGCTGGACAATTAGTTGGACAAGGTTTTTCGGGAAAAACCTCCCAATTAGGAATAAAAATGTCAAAACAAGTGAAAAGAGTAGGATGTTCTAATCTAAAAACTATTATAGAGGATGATAAACTTATTATTAATGATTTTGATATCATAAGTGAGTTAACTACTTTTGTATCTAAAAATAATTCATTTGAAGGTGAAGTTGGAACAAATGATGATCTTTGTATGACTTTGGTAATTTTTTCTTGGCTAATAGTTCAAGATTATTTTAAAGAAATGACGAACAATGATGTTCGTAAAAGAATTTATGAGGAGCAAAAAGATCAAATTGAACAGGATATGTCTCCATTTGGCTTTATAAATGATGGAATTATGAATGTAGAAGAAGAATTTGAAGAAAAAGAAACTGGAGATTATTGGATGATTGTAGATGATAAAAATAAATCTCCTTATGAAATTTGGAATTTAGACGAATATGGAGATGTTAGTTATATGTGGAACTATAGATAGATTTATTGGAAAAATACGTTTTTATAAATACTACTAGGAATTAAAACTTCGTATAGAGGTAAACAGATGGCGGTTAATTTAGTATCTCCTGGTGTAAGTATAAAAGAAATTGATTTGACTTTAGGTGGAATTGTTGGAGGTTTAGATAATGTTGGTGCTATAGCAGGACCTTTTGAAAAAGGTCCAGTAAATACTCCAGTTTCAATTGAAAATGAACAACAATTGATTACATTTTTTGGTAAGCCAAAAACATCGGAAGACCAATATGAATATTGGATGAGTGCTTCTAATTTTTTATCTTATGGAGGCACATTAAAAGTTGTTAGATGTGGAATTGAAAGTTCTACAAATTTAACTAATGCTTATTCACCAATTTCTGGTGGTTCTACAACATTAAATTTAAAAATTGATAATAATGAAGATTATGAAAATAATCATACTGGAGATTCAGATTGGGCATTTTCTGCAAAAAATCCTGGAAGTTGGGCAAATAATTTAAAAGTTTGTGTAATTGAC